AGCTAGAATCTCCTCTTCAATCGTAGGCTCATTCATAGCACGATATGCGCTGGTAATGTAATTCATTGTTGTTATTTATAACCTAATGATTTTTATTGCATCTTGATTACATCGTCATAGATCAGAATTGCAACACCTAATTGTTTCTGAAACTCGTTAGGTATTTCACTAGAACCAAGATTTTCACCAAGTATTCCATCTTGACCGATTGGATGAACTGTCATCTTTTTGATCTCAATCTTACCCTCATCATCTAGCTGATAAGAGACTTGATGGAGAAAGTTGTTTTCTTCAATCTTCTCAATGTGACGATGAACATATGTTGCTTTTTCTTCCATAGTATAAAATTGGTAGGGGCGGTGGGAGTTGAACCCACTATCCGTCGATTATGAGTCGAATGCATTAACCGTCCTGCTCCACCCCTGAAATTGGTGACCGTGGTGGAAGTCGAATCCACAAATTACAGATTTTAAGTCTGGTGCCTATACCTGTTCGGCTACACGGCCTTTGTAAAGTTATATATCAAGGATAGGTTGACCAGAGTCGAATTGTGGCAATCATCAACAGATACATAAGGGAAACCCCTAGACCTAAAGTGAATCCGAAGAAGTAGCCAAATGTAAGGTAAACAATTAAGTTGAATATAAACAATTTCATTTTTCTCTTGGGTTTAGATAGTCATCTGGATTCTCATCGAAGTTCATCAAATCGTCTGGTTCATCGGCATACCACTTTGGCATGTTCTTACGATAGGTATACCAGTCTTGTTTGGTGATTTCTCCGAGGAGATATTTTTCGTACACTTGATAGGCTTTCATTGAGGTTGAGCATTTTAATGTCATGCTCAGGACTTTGAATTTTTACAGACCGTGTTCGTGGGTCATGCCGAGAACTTTGCAGACAAGCAATGCCTGAGCTGTTTTCATCTCAATGTCGCGTTGTCCCTGTGGAGTTACGAAGACACTTCCGAGATACCGATCCTCTTGTTGAAGAGCATAATTGTAACCCTTGAGTGCTTGCTTTTGGTCTTTGGTCAATTTAATTTTCATAATGTAGTAGTGGTTTGAACTATGAGAACAACTTAACTCAAAAACCGACAATGTCGAGAATTATTTTCATTTATTTTTCAGGCGGAGATTGCCTTAAACCTCTTGTCTAACCTGCTGTAGTTGACTTCACGAAGCTTATAACAGGTGCGCTGCAAAGTCTTTTCGTCCTTATTACTGGCAACAATCCAGCCATTAGGTTGCCGTGTAAAGATCCAGCCGGACCCTAGTCCATATCGACCTCGTTTAAGGAATATACTGAGCGCAGACGCTGCGGTGTTGCCACTAACTGGCACCTCTGAACCGGCCTTATCAATGATGACATAGTCTTGGTCTTTCATAAATATGATTTATAATGGAAAATATTAAGCTTTGACTGCAACGATAAATGTTCCGCAGCAGTTGTAGACTTCAAATCCATTAAAACCATCTTTATCGTATGGGCGGATCGAATCGCGACCGACAACCCAGACTCCATTGATACCGAGCGTGTTCTTGTAGCCATCGCTTTTGGTAGCTGGCTTGAACTTGCTGTTCTCCTTATAAGCAACGCAGTCTTGCATTCCATCGAAGCTGCTTACGCAGTTAATGTGAAGTGCTGGACGGTTCTTGTTGATGAACGACTTGAGTGTGGCGAGTGTTGGCTTTTTCATAATGTAGTAGTGGTTTGAACTATGAGAACAGAATAATCGAATTATGACTAATGTCGAGAATTATTTTCGATTATTTTCAATCAACGATATGGCTCCATTCTGCGTCAGATGGAAATGCTTCATCAGCTTCTCCGAACATGATCGAGCGGTTGTATCGACCGATCTCATCGGATGCTAGACCTTCAAACTGGCGTTGCTTTGCTTGAAGATTACCGGAGATGATGGACTTGATTTCTTGGAGTGTTTTCATAATGTAGTAGTGGTTTGAACTATGAAATCAGATTAACTCAAATTTTCGGTTTGTCGAGAATTATTTTCAAATAATTTCGTATGTCGTAGGATTGATAATCTTGATCAGATAACTGATTATCCACTCTGCGTCATCTTTACCCAGTGGTTGGGAACCTGTTCGGTTACCCATACGGTATCGGACAATGCCGTTTTCAACTGTCAACACTAAATGTTTCACTTCAGAAAGATTGGTTTGATGTTCCACTTCTCCCAGACGATTTGATCGTCAGCTTCATCGATGCCAACCATCATCACTGTTTTCTTCATAATCACTGGGCGGCTGCCACGACCTGGACCTTCGCCGCACCAGAGAGTGTGCGTTGCGCCACGTTCTGCGCTCCATTCACAAGGGGCTCCGTCATAGACATCGTGTGTCCTCTTGTATTCAAGCTCCTTAACAACGTTGCACGTGGTGTTCCAGAGGTGATTTGCTACGGCTTTATGGTCATACATGCCGGCTGGGATTGCGAGGTTTTGCATAATATAGTGGTTGGTTTCGGTTACGGATTCAAACTAATCGATTTTGAAAGGATGTCGAGAATTATTTTCAATTATTTTCAGCTGTCGTCTCGGTCGCAATCTCCGTCGTGTTCACCGCGGATGATCTCTTGTTCAGCTTCAATCTCGGAATCTGATGGAGTGGCATTAACCAGAGCTTCTTGGACATGGCCAAATACGATGAGCTGTGAAGTCACATTCAATTCTCCAACTTCTAGTGGTTCTTCATTCTCATCTTCAAGGTGGACGACGACTGGATCGGATGCATCCCATTCAGCAGTCTTGTAGTTGAAGAATGCTTCAAACTCTGCCATGCATGTACCGTATTCTGGGAGGGTGATTTCAATTTGGAAGTTCATAATGTATGTTTGGTTTCGGTTACGGATTCAAATTAACTCATTTCCGACGGATGTCGAGAATTATTTTCATAAAAATTGAGCAGTTTTAAGTCATGCTCAGGACTCTTGGGTTAATTAATAATCACGAACGAAGCAACCATTGGCAGCAAGCTCCCAGGCGGCTTGGCGAAGACGATCTTCAGCTTGCCAATAATCTGAACCATAAACAGCGTATGTCTCGGTCCAACGAGCTTCATCGATTTTACCAGCTCGCTCGATTTTACGAACAAGTTGTGATGCACGCTCCTCTTCGTTGGCTTCAAAAACGTGACCTAGAACGTAACGGGCGCCTTCAGCTGTAACAGCATGAATAAAAATCTTACGACCGTAAATCGCACCGTCTGGATTACCCATATCGGCAAACTCTGGATCAAACTCAATGATGGCTTCGTCTTCAAAATAATTAGCGGAATCAATCTGGATCATAATGTGGTAGGAGTTTCAGGTAGTCGCTTCATGCAACTAAGAACAACTTATCACATTATGACCAGATGTCGAGAATTATTTTCGATTTTTTTTCACAGCACTTTCCTTCTTCTTTTCAATATCAGCCCTCTTCTTCAGACGCTCACCAACTTCATCAGAATCCATCCAGATGTCTTTGTTATCAAGAAGTGAGTTAATCTCTGCCTTCGTTAAAAAGTTATCATACACGTCTTCAAAGATCTTCTCTGACCACTTTCTCTGGTGAGAAATCTGATCAAACATCTCTCCACCCTTACCGAAGCTTCCACCAGAGTAATTGTGGAACATGAACATTGAGTGAGGGACAACATGAAATTCATCAGCTGTCAAGAAAATAATCGTGGCCGCCGACATACATGCGCCCTCAACAATCGTAATGACATGAGCGCGTGTCTCACGAAGAACCTGTAGGAACTGAATCGCAGTAAATAAGTCACCACCAGGTGAGTTAATATGAATACGAATCACATCAGTCTGTCTCGCAGATCGAATCTCTTGAAACCAGTCAGTGTATTCAGATGGATCACCGATTGAATCTGAAATGTAATAGTCATGGACTTTTCCATAATCGGTAGAGTAAAGCTCCTCATTCCTCCCCTTGAGGATGTCAACAATACTCTTTCCGCTTGAATCAATTTTATTAGGTTTGCCCATGTAGTTTGTTTTGTTATTTAAAGTTTGTCCCAATCAATATAGGTCGATTCAGATGGTCCTTTGTTCTGAGGTTTACCCTTCTGTTTTTGGTTATTTGACTTTCTTCGATTGTCAAATGAATCATCGTAATAAGCACTATTTTTTTTATCATTGCGCTTCAGTGATGAATTGCCGTCCAATTTCCTGCTTCTGCCCATCGTTTTGTTCTCTGTCTTGTTTTTCTTGTATTTCTTTTGCCATGAGATAATCCCTGACAATTCCAGATCTCACACAATCTTCCCATGTGAATTCAATGTGTTTGAAATAGTTGAGGCGGTCAATGATCTTCATGAACTTGAGAATGCCGTCCTTTTCAGATTCTCTCCAAAAGTCGGATTGGTAATAGTCACCGCAGAAGATGATTCTGCTATTTTCACCGATACGAGTGATAATGGAATCGAGTTCGTGGCCGCTACAGTTTTGTGCCTCATCAACAACAATGATCGAATTGTTTAGAGTAATACCACGAATATATGAGGTGGTGATGAATCTAATGGCACCCTTCTTCACTAGAGTGTCCCAAGCTTTTCCATCGTTGAATAGATCATTAACGATGCTGACATAAGGTAGAATATACGCAGCTTCTTTTTCCCCCTGAGTTCCAGGTAAGAAACCCATGTCTCTGGTAGGAACAACAGACCGAACAATGACCAATCGTTTCTTGAACTTGCTCTTGATTACCGCACCCAGAGCTTTTGCTAGAGCAATGAATGTTTTTCCAGAACCAGCAGAACCAGAAAGAATCACATTGTAATCTTTATCAAATGCTTCAAAGAATTCATGTTGCGAATCGGTCAGTGCTTCAATACTTTTCAGATTCAGAGCAACTGGTTTAACAGCGGGTTCTTTTGCTGCCACGATGTTGATATTTTTCTTAACTTGTGGTTTTGCCATTATCGTGTTTCGATGGTGTTTTTTCTTCCAGAGCCAGATTTGATCTTAGTCAATACATCATTCCACCCGCTACCCGCGCGCTGGGCAATAGTTTTAACACCATGATATGAGACAGCTAGAGTATGGAATCCTCTTTTCACAGTTCCAGTAGATTTACATTCGATGCAAGGCAATGTAATTGGAACATCGCGATCATTAATAAACTGTGTTTCCTCCCACCTTGAATTACACTCAGTACAATAGTAATCGTATCTCATATAATCGATTTATACAACAAACCAAGACGGTTTTTGCCGACCAGTCCAGACCATCTTGAACTTATCATTTTTGGTCTGATAGAATTTGCGATATGATGTTACTGGATCAGACTCATCCATGCACTCTGGATTGCTCTTCATAGCAAGACGAAATTGAGTGCGACCTATTACTGGAAACTGCTTGGGCAGATCACCTAGAACTTTGCGAAGCTTGGTATCGGTAGCGTGAACCTTGTTATACCGAAAAGTGTATTCGTCACATAATGCACAGAATAATTCGTAGTGCCACTGATAGTTTGCTGCAGATTCTCTGGTCCAGATAGACGATGGATGATTTACATGAGCTGCTTTATACAACGAATCGTTTGAGTGAAGCCAGTCTGTCTTTTTTCGGTCATTGACAATATGAACGTGTTTGTGACCGTCGAGAACACGGTGTGCTGTTGAAAGCATTTGTGCTGATTCGACAATCATTTTAACAACATGAACATTACAGTGTTGTTGAGCGGCTAGGAGTGGTGATTCGTCAAGGCAAAAGATATTCATTGCGAAAGGAACTTAGCTCATAATCGCATAAAATGTCAAGAGGTTTTTCAAGTTTTTTAATCGAATCCTCTAGGATCTTAATTTTAAGTTGGTAAAATGGCATTCTTTCCGTTGCTCCTTCTTTTTCAAGACGCAACAGAAAGAATTGTGTTTCAATTAAATCAGTTTTTAATCGATCCAATTTAGAGGCAACCTTTGCCATTATTACTTGATCAGATTTGGAAATGCTTTCTTGACAAGAGCCAGCGATAATACTGGACAAAGCTTTGTTAGCTTCTTGTCTTTCATAGCAATCACAATATCAGCATCTTCTGGATGAATAGATTCAAGCAACTGAACAAACAACATCTCTTTTCGCATAGCTGGAAGAGTAGAGCCTTTCACAAAGTAACCTAGATTTTTAATCGAGTTATCAATCCTAGCCATCTGGAATCCTACTGGTGCAGCATCACGACGGAATGGAGGAGCTCCTTCTGGTAAATCAAGAACGATGTTATCATCGAAGTTACCTTGAAGAATTGTTTTCAGTGTAAAGGATTCATTGTCTTGAAGAATCTTAACACGAGTTGTATGGTTTTCTGCCTCAGTTAGAGCCTTTAGAATCTCATGAGGAAGCTTATCCGATTTTGGTTTCATTAGCATATATTTTATATATCAAGAGAAGAATTCGTTAGCACAAGAGACTAGCATGTTGCTGCACCGCTTTTTGACCAAGTAACTAAAGACCTTTGAGTTTGGTGTTTCTGGAACAGAGTTGTATGTAGTAACAATAGATTCTTTAATGTCTTCTGGAATACAGGACAGATCGATCATCTTCTTGTTACGGAGATAATTAGTGTAAATCTCTGCGGGCATCACGGATTGTAAATTATCTGGAGTTTGATACCATTCGTCAATCTTAGTTGAACGAAGTGATGTCTGACGACCACCAGATGTAAAGACATCATCTGGAGAAAGAACATTGGGAACACCGTCAGATGAATCACCACGAAGGATGTGTTCAAACAGATATTTGTGCGGATTCTTATCTTCGATCATCTTCTTGGTCATCGGCGAATACTGTTTCACATTACCGTATTTCTGAAGCTGAATGAAGTCTTTATCTGCGCTCACGATCATCACATCTTCGTGATTACCAAACTCTTGAGTTGTCTCAACTAGAATAGCAATAATGTCATCGGCTTCAACATTACCAATCTTAACAACTTTATAAGGAAGATATTCTTCAATCTCCTCGCGGATAACACCCATGATCCGAAAGATTTCATCCCAGTCATGAGTAGCAACTCCTTCTTCACGATTCTTCCTTCGATTAGCCTTATATTCTGGAAAGATGTCTCGGCGCCAAGAACCACCATCGCAGGCAATTACCATCTTTCCGTATTTCGCTTTGTATTTTACATTGTATCCGCGAAGTGTGTTTAGGATCAGGTTTCGTGTAACCGTTTCGTCAATAGGGGCATTTTTATCTTGGCTGAGCATCGAACCCATAGCCAATCCAGAGTAGTCAATAATTATCATTAGGTGGTAAGTTTACATTATTAATCATTATATGTCAAGAATATTTTTCAGAATACTTCTGAAGATGTCGTCTGGTGATCTTTACCTGAATCCAATCGTTATAATATGTAGTATCAAGAATCGCATTCACGTTAAACTGTTCCCTTGCCTCAAGGTATGCGCATACTGATTTTGATTCACAGAGATGAATGATCTCACGTTCAAAATTAGATTCTCCATCTTTTTCAATATCCATTAATAGAGTTCCATTTGAACCCCAGTATTTTTTCCAATCACTTTGAACAATAAGTTTTTTCTTTTTACCCTTAACAACCTTGGTTCTCATAGACCAAAAGAATTTCTTTCCGATATACTTGCGACCATTCAGAAGATTTCTGATTTCGTAAACAAAACCATAGATCTTCTTAGGATCTAAATCATCACCATTAAACTCTTCACCATTAAATACCCATCCCATAGTTGGGATATTTATTCATCAAGTGAGTCATCGTAAGTATCTATTTCCCCACCGTATTTCCGATGGACTCCACAGAATGGGCAATACTCTGGTGTGAGTTCTTCATCTGGGATGAAATCGAAGTCTTGATTTTCTTCATCAAACAGTTCGTCCGAATCATCCCATAATAATTCATAGGTGTATTTACATCTTGGGCAAGTGTTTTCTTCTAACATTTACTTATTTAGGATTCGCACGAAGCGCAAGTTAGTATCGATCTAGCCATTTCTTGGGCTGGATTAGCGGATCGTTGATAGTATAGAGACTTGAGTCCTTGTTGCCATGCAAAGATATATAGCTCATTCACTTCTTTGGCTTTAGTATTTGGTGGAATCATGACATTAAGAGATTGCCCTTGGTCAATATACTTCTGACGTTGAGCCGCCTGGGTGATGATTTCTTTCTGCGATAGCTCACTAAATGTCTTGAATACATCCTTTTCTTCTTTAGTCAGAGTTTCAAGATGCAGAACTGAACCTCCATGCGATAGAATATCCATCCAGACTTCCATCGTATCAAGACCTTTCTCCTTCAATAGCTTCACAAGGTGAGGATTCTTATGCGAGAATTTACCTTTGGCAAGATTCTTCACGAAGTAGTTATCACGATGCGGTTCAATACCAGGTGATACTTGACCAAGAATAGCAGAACTTGAAGTAGTAGGAGCAATGGCCATTCTAGT